CCTGTTCCATCAACAAATTGTGGGCATGATTTGAAATCATCATTATCATCAACCCAAAAGATTCTTCCGAATGATTCTGATTTAAACATGGTAATTAGTCCTTTAAGTTTGCAATAGTGTCCCAGATTGAGATATAGTTTTGTAACCAATCTATCTGGTATGGTGTTAAACAATCTATCTCAGCATATTGATGTGAGTATAAAATATCATCTGCACTTAGGAATGGTAAATCATACTTAGTGCAGAAATCTTGTAATACTTCTGATAGACAATCTAATTGATTAGTAATAACTGACATAATTACACCTCCTTTGTAATAAATTGTTCATCAAGTGTCTTTAGTATGTTAATATATTGTGCTGGCATAAATTCGTTTGTTACTTTATACTTACATTCTTTAATATATTCCCTTACTTGATAATAAAACTCATCACGAGATATTATCATTTTCTTTTGCTGATCTCCTCTAAAAGATAATACTTTGAGGATACGATTAGGAATTAGATTGTTACTCCAATCCTTTATAGGATAGAAATCAACAACCATATTTCCGTCTTTTGATGTTAGTTCCATGATGAAATCTCCAAATAAAGTGAATAAAAAAGGAACACGATTACTCGTATTCCCAGAAAGCAGGTTCGCAAATCTTATCAGTTAAAGTTTCATAATCTGCGTGGTTTACATTCTCTGGTAAACCCATATCGTTGAAGTATCTTATTATTTCAACGAGTGCAGTTTCCTCTGCTTCAGTGATACTTAGTTTGCGAAATGTTTGACTTGACATAAACAATTAGAGTGAAAAAACTTGTGAGGGACGAATACTTTTGTTTAATATTCTGAGAGTAACCATCCTAACCCGTTTCCCGAATTTAATTAGGTTACATCCCTCACTATTACGACACTTTAGACGACCCCCCCCCTATTAATTAGCGTCTTCCTTACATGTACACGCTCTAGAAATATTACGGAGTTTGAGATATAAATTAGATGAAAATTCTGTTTCTTCTTCCATCATAAACTCATCATTATTCAGTTTTAATATATCAACCAAATAGCTAATTTCATCTTTATTTAAGTCAATTAACATCTAAACTTCCTCCCTTTGTTGTATTAAACTAGCAATTAATTCCAGTGCTTCATTCTCACTATGCTCAATAGAATCATCAAACAAAATGTTACAAACTCGTTGCTTGAAGTTAGCATCTCTTTGTGCATAAAACTTCTCATCACTTGTTGTCATAATTCCTCCCCTAATTTGTTAAATGATTTATCTAAACAAGGAACATATAATACACCATTATCTGTTAGTTTATCTCTCATAGATTGAAACCATTGATTGTTAATTTCATGTTGCTCTGATGTTAAATCAGCAGTTACAATATCATTCCTTGATGTATCATTAACAAAGTAAGATTGTGACCATTGTGTATAAGTTGCCATGTTAATCCTCCGTCCAATCTAATAGTTTACCTACCTTATATTCATCTCCTTCTACATACTCAACCTCCTCATAATGTTGGCAATGTTCAAAATCTTTTGCAATTCTTCTTGCTTCAGTTTTATTATTTGCACCAACTGTTACTGAATAATATACAATTTTCTTTGCTTCAAATGTGTAACTGTTTAATAATTCTGACATGATTAAATACCCTCCAAGGTTAATGAGTTTGAATGAATTTGCTTGTTAATTACACATGACTGATGAATATTAAGGAGAGTTTCCATATTAACTCCCTCCCAATCTGTCCACTCTGATACATAATCTTCAGCATCAAAGTCACCAGTTCCATCTACATTTTGTGGGCATGATTTGAAGTCATCGTTATCATCAACCCAGAATAATCTTCCAAAAGATTTTGATCTAAACATGATAATCTCCTATCTTAAGTATAAGTAACCACCAGCCCATCCTGTAAAGAATGGGTTGTGTAATTGCTCACGTTGATTGATAATTCTCATGTCAAATCTTACATACTTAGCAGGAGAATTGTAAGATGCTGGTTTGTAAACTTCACCAGTATTCTTATCAACAAAAGCATGAACACATCCTTCTCTCCAGTTATCATCACGAAACTCACGTTGCATGATCTTGTAATACTTACGACCATTCTTTATAACAAAATTGGTAAGATTAGCAGTGCCATTGTTTATACTTTCTAACTGCTGTTTTGACCAGTCAGATGTATAATTAGTGTGCATCCTTACTGAATGTTGTTTGTAGTTTTCTGTTAATGAATCACAATAGGTTTGTGTCCACTCCAGAACTCTTTCAGTTAATGTTGACATAAACCCTTTAATTTGTTTACTCTTATATTATAAACATAAAAACCCCCAAATGGGGGCTTAGTGTGCCAGTTTGTGAACTGGTTTTACCATGTTTTCTCTTTGGTGAAGTTAAAGTAAGAGAATACATCACGATTGATGACCTTATATGTACCAAACTCATTAGAGATTACATAACCTTCATGGTCACACATACTCTCACCTATGTAACATTCAACATCATCACATCTTACGATGTAGTTAAACATATCCAACTTAATTGACTCTACTAATTTCCATAAACGTAGAACATTTATGTCGCAATTGTTATCATCAGCAATTGCATCTAATAGTAAATCATCTACTTCAACTTCATGGCGAATACATTTGTTTAATTGCTTCTTAATTCTAGTTGCTTTCTTTACATCAACAAAGTCGCATAAAGTAGCAATTTGTCTAGCAAACTTGCATGAATTGTTAATAGTATGTCTATCATCATCCAACATTACAACTGGTGATAACCAATAAACACAATTCTCATCAAATTCATCATCAAGAGTGTATCTTATGAATTGTGTATAAGAAATAGGTTGTGCAATTGCATCTCTTAAATCACTCTTTGCAGAGTATATTGTGTGTGGTGCAATGATAATGTTAGCATCAATAATCTCATCAAAGTAATAAGTTATTGTGTTAGGTGTGTACTTATCATTACCACCAAAACCCACAAAATCACCTTGAAAAATGTGATTAGTGCGTGGTAGATTGTCAAGGCATTTGTGTAGAATAGTGGCTACATTACCTTGATGGTTAGTATCAATCTCTGCATGAGAATGATTGATCTTAATTTTAACTTTATTGAAGACAGATTTAGTGCCTACAAAAAACTTTCCATTGGCAGGATTAGTCCCCCAAACTATTGCTGGAGCTCCGTCAATCTTCGCTGAAATGTTACTCTCAGCGATAAACCAGTCCAGTACAGATAGATCACCAGTTAGGATGCTATCTTCAGGGTGTTCGATGTGAGTATTTTTCATACTTATAGTATAGCATGAAAAAAGCACCCTGAGTGGGTGCTTGTGACACTTTTTGAACTGGTTCAGTTAAATGCTTTGTTATAAGAATCTTTAACATAACCAGCAGTAAAGTTATATCCTTTTACCAAATCTTCCCAAAGTTGTTGTGTTTCAAACTGATGAATCTGCCAACGAACTTTGAAATCAGAGATGTAATCTTCAACCTTTAAGTTAGGTTGAGAAGGACGTACTTTCACAGGAGTGTCAACCTTTTTAACTTCAACTTTAGCTACTTCTTTAACATCTTCCACTTTAATTTGTGCGGTTGAAGTATTTATTTTAGAAGCAGACTTTCTTCTTGAAGTTGTAGTCTTTCTTGTGCGTGTCTTGCGTGGTGTTACAGGAGTAGCAGTTGTAGAAGACTTACGAGGCATAAACGTTAAATTCGTTTGGACTCCTTCATTATAGTTCATTAAAGGCACTCGTCAATCCATTGTGTACCACTTTGTCAACTGTCACACCCATTCGTTCTTGGATTAAGTTACCATAATCCTCATGTAATTCGCACCCTATGTAATACCTACCCAGCTCTTTTGCGACCATTGCAGTTGTACCACTCCCTATAAATGGGTCAAGAATAATATCATTTTTCTGACTACCTGCTTTGATACAATCTATTATTAAATCAGGTGGAAAAGTAGCAAAATGACTACCTTTATATGGTTTATTTGTTATACTCCAGACAGATCGTTTATTCTTTTTTGGATATGATTTTGTAAGACCTGAATGTGGTTGTAATCCTGTTCCTTTGTTGTGATACTTTCCTTTGGATCTATCTCTGGTTCCCCAATCTTTTGCTGGTTCTTTGATACTTTCATTGTCATAATAATACTTCTTATTCTTACTTAGTAAGAACAAATATTCATGGGATTTAGTGCATCTATCCTTCACACTTTCTGGCATTGGATTAGGTTTATGCCATATAATATCTTGTCTTAAATACCATCCATCTGCTCTTAATGCAAATGCTAA